CGTGAGCCATGCAGGCACGTCGGAATAGCTGCCCTTGGCGTTGGCATAGCGCGCATAGCCCTGCGCGTCTGCGAGCGTCACGCCCGCCGTCACGGCCGCGAATGCCGTACTGATCTTCGTGCCGACGTCGAGCATTGCGCGGTCATCGGCAACCGACGAATCGAGCGCAGTCCATTGGCCGTCGCGGTATTCCAGCGTCTGCCCGTCCTTATGGATCACGTCGCCGTCTTTGTAGACGATGGGCGCGGTTTCCGTCGTGTTCAGCAGTTCCCAGTCGATATGCGAATCGGGGAAACGGCGGATCATCTTTGCGATGTTGCTGATCGAGTCGTCGGAAATGACGGCTTCGACCTCGCCATACTTGCCGTTGGTCGTGCCGACCTCGCCGAGCACATACTTTTTGCCTGTGCCGGTGAAATAGCGGCCTTCCAGAAACTCATCCCACAGCACATTGGCCGTGCGCAGCGTGTCCGGGCTCTGCGTTTCGAGTTCGCCGATCTTCGTCGCCGCGTCGCGCGCGAACTTGCGGAAAACGATAACGTCGGTGATCGTGTCGGCGGCGGCCGACTCGCTGAAAATCTTGTTCGGCAGGCGGTACGCACCCACGAACTCAGCCATCAAAGACGCTTGCAGGCGCAGCTTCTGAGCCTTCGCACCCTTGCCGCTGACAATCGACGGCGGCACGATGAAAGCGGCGAGCCCGTTCTGGCGCAGCTTCTGAAGCGAGCGCAGGATGAAATACTCTTGCAGGTTCGCCTTCTGGAAACGCTTGTCGGCCAGCTTCGCATCGCCGCGCATGGCGTTGTCGCCAAACGGGACGTTGGTGATGATCGCGTCGTAAATCTCATCGGGCGTGGCCGCCGCGACAGCCTCGAACGGCGAAACCGTCGTGCTGACAGTCGGGCCGTCGTTGATCGCGCCATTGATTGCGCCGCTCGTTGCGTCGAGTTCGATCTGCGTCATCACGGCCGATGCCGGGCGCGTCGCGGTGAATACGCCCGTGCCTGCCGACGGGTCGAGCACAGAGCCGCCCTGGAATCCCAATTCGCCGAGCAGGCCCCACATGGCGGCAGCAACGGGCTTCGGGGTGTAATACTCGTGCGGCGAGCCGGTGAGGCCGTCCGCGCCGGTGAGTCCGCCGCCATTGCCCGAATACTTCGCGAGCACAGTGCGGTCTTCGTCGGTGACGGCGCGGCCTTCGGCCTGAATCTCGCGGATGAGGGCGATAGCGGCGTTGTTGTCGCGCTGGCGTTGCGCGAGCGTCTTGCGGCCTTCCTCAGGGTAAAACTCGCCCGTCGGTTCCGTGCGCACCGGCACGGGTTCCGGCTGCGGCTCGACCGCGACTGGCGGGCGCACGCCGAGCGCGAGCGCGATATCGCGCAGGCGCTTGCCGATCTTCAGTGCCCGGATTACGTCGCCGGTATCGGCTGACAGGGTTGCGCGCTCAGTGATGAGGTCGCGCGCCTCTTTCGCCAGCTTCAGGCGTTCGAGGTCAATTTGCAGAGAGGTCATTGGTCGCCAATAAAGGTAGTTGGGCGCGTTAAATTCTCGCGGCCCTTTCTGCCTTTACTGGCGCGGCTTTTCCTATGAAAAAGCCCCTGTTTCAGGGGCTTTCCGGTGCCGGTGTTACTGCCCGCCGATGAGCTTTTGCATGTAGTCCGTGTACGAGGCGACAGATTCGCGCACGGCCTGCTCGATATCGGCATCGCCCGGATATTTGCCGAGCGTCGCCTCGATGCGTTCGGCGATGCCGTCGGCCATCATGTCGATGCTTTGCGCGCTCACCGACAGGAGAAACGCGAGGTCGTCGGCGCGCTCGCCGTTCGGCGCGGGCTCGATGGGCGGCACGACCGTACCGCCCTCCGGCAGCGGGTCCGTCACCGCCACAACGGGATCAGCAGCGGGCGGCGTCCAGCCGTCGTCGGGCCATTCTTCGGCCATCACGGCCGTTACTTCGGCGGCGAGGTCCGGGCGCTTCTGCGCGATCCACGTCGCGAGCGCGGCGCGCGTCACGCCGTTGGCGTTGTCGGCCGCGAGCGAGTAGAGCACGCGATAGACGTCGATGCGGCGCAGCGCGGTGATGGAGTCGGCGGCAATGGCGATGTACTTCAGCATGGTTTCGTCGGAGAGAGGGGAGGTCGACAAGGTATCAGGGGCGGGCGGCTCGATGACCGGCTCGTTTTCCGTACCGGTCGGCTCCGGGTCTGCGACGGGTACGACCAGCTTCGGGAACGGGAACGCGTCGCACGACTTTTGCGCGGCGGCTACGGCTTCCTCAGGCGTCGCATACCAGCCAAGCGAGTCGGAGCCCGGCTTGCGCACGCCGGTGAGCGCTGCCGTGACCGTGACGCGGTATTGCACCGGGGAGCCCCATTCAACGAACACGCGGTACAGCAGCGAGCCCATATCGTCGGCGAGCGCGACCTCGCGCAACCATTCGTTGCCTGTCGGGTTGTCCTTCACCTTGGCATACCCGGCCGCAGCCAGAGCGGGCTGATCCTGCGTGACGTCGTAGGGCATGGGCTCAGGCACCGGCGCGGCAGCGCCGAGCGCGATCACGATTTCGCGCAGGCGGCCGAGGTCGACAAAGAACGTGTCGGAGTTTTCGTCGAGCCCGTTGAGCAGGGCTGCGCCCTCGCCGATGAGGGTAAAGGTGTCCGCGTCGCTCGCGGAGTCGTAGATAGTGGGCATTTGCGTGTCGCCGGTGTCGTCGTCAATCAAATCGTCAAGCGGCTCGATAACCTTAATGCCGTACTGCGCATTCTGGCAAAAGGCCATGTCGCCGGGCTGGAGGGCGGCGAACTGCACGAGCGAGCCGCCGCGCGCGGAAATGGGATTGAGGTCAAGAAACGACTTAAAAAACGCGATGGCGCTTTCGTCGCCCACGTAGGCGACGGGGATTTCCTCGTCCTCATCCCATTGGGCCTCAAAGCCGCCGTGCGGCGTGAGCACCCGATAAACGGTCGTAATGGTCATTGCACATTCTCCGGGCCTACGAGGTCGATCAGCTTTTGCTGGCGGTCTGCTGCCGAGCCAAGGCCATCGTAGAAGTAACGATAAAAGGTGCTCGACAGGGTAATGCCATTCAGGCGCGACGCGGCGATAACGGCCCGCACCAGTTGCATGTCGCCATGCACGTACTCATATTCGGGGTAGTCATCGCCCCGGATGGTGAGGATCAGATAGCCTTTCGCGTTGCGCTTCGTGTTCTTGTTGCGGAACGTACCCGAAAATACCTTGTATTCACCGTTCGCCCCCACATACTGCGGGTTCTTCGATTTATCGCGCCTGAGCATGTATTCGACCTGCTCGCCTTGCACGGTGTTTTTGTCGAACGTGCTATACCAGTCATCGTCCGTCACAGGTGCTTTCGACGCGAGGTAGGCGAGCGCCTTCTCATACTGGCTTTCGAGCGCAGCGGCCTGATCCTGCTTGTCGTCAATCGCGTCAGCGTGCAGGTTCAGCTTTGCGCGCATCGCGGGCGTTGCTGCCGCGCTCAGGTAGCCGGTGATGAGGTTGAACATTTCCGGGTCTTTACCGGCGAACCACGCGGCGTCTTTGGGGTTTGCTAGGTATTGGACACCCATAGACCAAACCTCAGTGATGCCGCCACGATAGACCTTACCAACATACGGGTCGGTAAAGCCGTCTTTCCACGCCACCTCATCGCGGCCGTATGCCTTGATGCCGGTGAGGTCGCGCAGGCTGTAGACCTTCTCATCGTCGCGCCGCTTGAGCAGAAAGCCGTTTGACGCGGCCTTGGCAATCGGATCATTCTCCAGATGGTGCGCCAGTTCGTGAAAGAGCACCGTCTTGTTGAAATACGTGCCGAGGTTGATGACCTTTTCGCCTACGCGCGTGTCGACGCCTACCGCGTTGGCGCGCTTGCCGCCCGCGCTGATGCGGATGGTGGACGCCTTGCCGCCGCTCAGGCGGTAATACTCTGCCATGTCGCGAACGACGTCATCGGGCTTGTAGCCGAGCCGCTTGAGCTTCGTCTTGGCGTTGTCATCAATGACCTGTTCGGCCGCCCATGCGCGCGCGGCTTCCTCGGTGACGGGAGACGCTTCAGCCAGCTTCGACAGAATCTGCTTGCCGTTGTCCTCAAAGAGAGCCAGGTGCGCCGCCGCCTTGTCCGCGTCGAAACGCTTCGCGGCGGCCATCATTTCCTCATAGGCGCGCGTCTGTTCCGCGTCCGACTCGTTGTAATAGTCCTCGCGGTCGCGGCGCGCGCGGTCGAGCCGCACGAACGCGTCGTTACGGTCGACTTCCGTCACATTGCGCGAATTGAGCAGGTCATCGTATTGCCGCTTGTATTCGGCGATGACCATGTCGAGTTCGCGGATGCGGGCAATGCGCGCGCGGGTGACTTCGTTATAGCGCTCGCGAGAGGCGGTGTATTCGGGATCGTCGCGCACGCTCGTCTGCAGCAGCTTGTCGGCGTCGCGTACGTTGTCGCGCAGGCGCGCCGTATTCATGCTGCGGCCGATGCCGCGCGCCGAAAAGTGATCGAACGCGGCGAGCTTGGTCGTGTCGGTATGCGCCTGAAACTCACTTTGCGTGCTCGCTGCCCAGTTCTTCGCCTCTTGCGCGATGGAGGGCAGGCCCGCCATTGCCGCCAGTTCCGCTACCGTTTCTGCTTCGAGTGCGGCCAGCACGGGCGGCAGGTCGGCGAGCCCGGTCTGCATGTAGCGGGCAAGCGACGCGCGCGCGCCCTCGCGATCCGACAGCGACACCGCGAGCGGTGCCGGGCCGCCGAGCATGGCGAGGATTTCGCGCAGGCGATTCAGACGGTCAAAAAAATCCGGCGCGTTCTCATCGAGCGCGGCGAGCAGCGCCGCGCCTTCGCCGATGGCCGTGAAAATCTCACCATCGGCACTCATTAGCCCACCTTCTTTTTGAACTCAGCGATGAAAAAGTACTTTGCGGCCGTCTTGGCGGATGCGATCAGCGCGGCGAACTCATCATCGCCCGCGTATTGCGTCGCGAGCGCGGCAAGCCGGTCGGTGACGGCCTTATCGTAGAAGTTCTCGTTTCCGTCGGCGGCCGACTGGACAAACGTCGCGTCAGCGGTGCGCGCGGCGGCCTGCGCTGCGGCAGCTTCGGCGGCGGCCTGCTCTGCTGCCGCCTGTTCGGCGGCCATGCGGGCAGCTTCCTCTGCGGCAGCCTGTTCATCGGCCGTCGGCGTGGGATCAGGCAGCGGCTCAGGCAGCGGCAGCGGCGTAGGGCCGGGATTCGGCAGTGGGTCCGGCGAGGGCTCAGGTGTCGGTTCCGGCTGCGGCTCGCTAAGGAACGCCGTCATTTCGTCAACTGCGGCGTCGACTAGTTCGCCCGGCTTGGCATACGTGCCGACGTCCTCAACTGCGCCGGTTTCCGTCAGGCCGATGATCGCCTTGCGCAGCGCATAGGTGCCGTCAGTCTGAACGAACGCGATCAGGGCGAGTTTCACGCCGTCAGCGTTGCTTTCCGACCGCGTCCACACGTTGTCAGCGCTGTGCACGAATCCGTTTGCTTCGAGCACGTCAGCGCCCGGATAGGTCGGCTTGGCGGCTTCTGCCGTGAATGCGTCGAACTCAGCCTGCGCGGCAGCAGCGGCCGCCTCTGCCGTCTCGAACACGCCGATTGCCTGGCTCGCGCCAGTGATGCCGGGAAACGTCACCGACTTGACGGCGTTATAGCCGTTGTCCGCCACGTTGATATTGACCTGCAGCTTTTTGCCATCATCGAGCGTGATCGCGCGCACCCATACGTTCGCATGCACATTCTTGAAACCGGCCGCTTCGAGCACCGGCTCACCTTGCGCAACGGGTTCCGGCTCGACAACCGGTGCAACGGGCATTCCCTTTGCGGCGAGCGCCTTCAATTCGCCGTAGGTCTTACCTTCCTTCAGTTGCGACAACAGGCCGCCGATGCTTTCGCTCAGTTCCTGCGCGTCCATCGCGAGGTAGGAGGGCAGGTATTCCGGGTCGGCGAGATTCAGTGCCATCGCGGTTTGCGTCGCGCTGTCGGCGGCGAACACTGCGACCGCGCCGTTCTGGCGGTTCTCAGCGATCAGATTGCCTGCGCTGCCGTCCGAAAGGTCGATCAGGGCATAGAAGCGGCCTTCGAGCATCGGGCCGTTGTCCAGTACGGAATCGCCCACAAGCGGGCGCGGCGCGTTCATCACGAGCCAGCGGGCCGTATCGCCGACGTCATCAAAGGGTAGGTCGGCCGAGACGACAGCAGGCAACGAATCGACGTCGACCGGCGCAGCGGGCGTGGGTTCCGGCGTCGGTTCCGGTGTCGGCTCGATGACCGGCTGCGGCTCTGGCGTCGGATCGGGGACAACGGGCGTCACGCGCTGCTTTTGCTCGACGGTGATTTCCAGTTCGCCGATTTCCTTATTGAGGTTTTGCAGCGTCACCACGCCATCGTCATACTGCTTTTGCAGGCCCGCGATGTTCTCCATGCGTTCGGCCCGCTTGGCGTTGGTCTGCGCAAAGCGCGAACTGTTGCGCGCGGCGAGCGTCATCACGCGCGCGGCGACATTCTGAATGTTGAGGTCGCGGCCTTTTTCCGGCGCGACGACAATCGTGATGTCCTTTTTGTTGAGCATCCATTTCCACGAAACGACCTCATCCGTCGCGACGATCTTTTTCGGCGTGACGTCCGGATTGTGAAAAAAGATCGTGACCGTCTGGCCGTCGCTCAGTTCGAACACGGATGCGACGTTGGTCGTACCGCGCTGCGTGAAAGGTTCCGTGACCTGCACCGACAGCACCTTGATATCGCCGCCCTTGCGGTCCATCACCTTGCGCAGGATTTCCATGCGCTGCGGCAGCTTCGCGAACGGGATCACGAGCGCATCGAGCGTCACCACGCCGTCAGCATCGCCCATGATATCGGCGATGGTCACCGGGTCGAAAATGAGCCCGTCCGCGCCATCGTTCGCGCGAATGTCGTACAGCACCTGCGCGAGGGTTTTGCCGACGGGCATATTCGCGCTATCCCAAAGCACCTTTTGCATGGGGTTCCTTTCCTCTTGAGGGAGTTGATCTTGCGTAAGCGGGATGGACATATCGCCGTTGGTCATCCACCAACGTAATTGCGGAATCGAGCAAGGCACACAGCTTTGCAGGCCCGGCCAGCCCGCATTGAAGTTGCTCAGATAGCCCGCTTCAGCCGTGCGCTGATCGGGAAAGCCGAGCATCACCTTGTGCTCATCGAACGCGCCACGCACGTTCTGATTGACGACGTAGGCCGCTGCGGATTCCGGGTACGGGCCGACGTAGCAATCCAGTTCATCGCCGTCCGCGCCGGTGACGCCTTCGACGTAGCCGTAATGGAACTTCATGAGGTTCGCGCCGCTCGTGCCGTCGGCGGCACGCCACTCGCGCAGCGAGCCGCGAGGGTTCTCGATCACAACGGGGATGCCCGCGACGGCGGCGCGGCCCTTTTTGTAGTTCCCGGCGTCCTGCTGCGCGACGGACGGCAGCGGGCGGCTGTTGTGCCCGAATGCGCTGTCGTGCGCGGCTTGCTCGATGTGCGAATAGGTGTCCATTGAGCCATTCTCGGGTCGCGCGCGCGCGCGAGCGGCGGCACTTTTCCTACGGAATCCGTTGCATGTTCAAACGTGACAACATACAATTGAGGCTCAATCACACAACGGGGTGACCCATGAAACTGAAACTCACGAAGAAACTGCAATCGCTCATCCTGCCGACGGAAGGCGAGGCGGCCGGTACGGTGCCGTTCGATGGCGCGGAACTGATTCAGGTGGTCATTCGCGGCAAGTGGGCGGCGGGCGGTATCGCGAAAGACGGCTCGATCAGCGTCGAACTGGGCGATGCCGACGTCGAACGCCTGCGCGGCCATGCAACGGCGCGCCTTGCAGTGCTTGAGGTGTCGCTCGCGGCGTGCACGACGGACGAAGAACGCAAGCCGTTTTTCGGCGAAAACAGTGCTTGGCGCGGCCTCATGCGCCAGCTTGAGCCGGTTGCAGGATTCGCGGCATAAGCGCTTGCACTGGATAACGTGACAACATACAATCAAGTCTCACCCGACAGGAGCGCGGCATGTTTCAACTGAAATCGAACGCACCGGAAGTCAAGTGGATCATCCACCATGCGGCAATCGACGATTTCGCGCGCTCTCTCGACAAGCGACTGCGCGAGACGGGTGACTTGACTGACCCGATGATTCAGGCGGTCGCGCGCATTCTCGCGCGCAATGCGTCAGCCGTGGCGGTCGATGCCGCTGGCGTTGATCGCATCGTGACGGCGTTTAACAACGCGGCTGAAAGCGGCCTGAAGTACCCGCGCATGTTCCTGGCTGATTTCACGTTCGCGCTCGCGATGAGCGGTCGCAACAAGGGCGCGATTTGGGTCACGGCAGGCAACCAGAAGCGCGGCGGCCGTTACCTTGGCAAGGTTGCCGACGGCAAATTCGTTGCGAGCGACGCATGTACGACGGCAGAGCGCGCCAAGGTGCTCGACGTCTGCGCCGACCCGAAACAGGCCGCTGAAGCGTTCGGCAAGGAAACCGGCCGCTGCGCGTGCTGCGGGCTCGAACTGACGAACGAGGAAAGCATCGCGCTTTCCATCGGCCCGATCTGCCGCAAGCGCTTCGGATTTTGAGAGGGAGAGGGAATGCCCCGCAAGGCTAACGCGCTATCCATCGTGAAGCGCCACACAACGATGCTCGCCGCCGCGCAGGCGGCAAAGAGCACAACAACCGTATGCGTGCGCCCGGCGCGCGTGGAACCCCGGTTCCGCACCGTGCTCGCGCCGAATGCGAACTGGCCGGGCATCGTCCCGCGCATTGACATGCTGTTGACGGGAGGCGACAAGTGAGCGACACAGAAAACGGTTTGGTGCTTCTCGATGACGGCGAGTATTTCGTGCAGCACAACGTCAACTATCCGCCGACGGCGGGTAACGGCTTTCTGATGCGCCGTTGCGCGGTGTCGATGACGTCGCCGGAAGGCGCGGAATGCGTGGGCGGCTATGACCTGAAAGTGGATGGCAAGTGGCGCGCGGATATTCACACGCACCACGATCCAGAAACCGATAGCGACTGCCGCACATTGGGCAAATTCGAGAGCCGCAACGAAGCGCTTCACGCGCTCTGGACACACAGACGCGAGGCGCTTACGCGTCACCCGCGTTACTAAGATCACGGTCCCGCCCTCGCGCGGGATTTTTCGCATGGAGCATGCTAATGGACAAGCATTTTCAAAGCATCGAGCGCGAGCTTAATCTCGCGATGGATGCCGTAGAGGCGGGCGAGGCTGATCGGGAGACGTTGCTCGAACGGCTCGAAATGCTGCTCAACAACGTAAAGGGCAAGCGCTTCGCGACCGGTCACGCGATCTTTGGCAAGCAGTTCAAGCCGGGCGGCGAGCCCGCGAAAGAACTGGAGGGCGTCGAGCCGCCGCCGCGCGAGTTCGAGCGCGGTGACCTCGTGCGCACGAAAGACGGGTATCTGGCCTATGTCGGCTATTACGATCAGCATGGCAAAGTAGTGGCGAACGTCGTGTATCAGGCGGTCGATTTCAACGAGAGTGATTTACAGGCAGCGGAATGATCCGAAAACTGATTAACGATGCACCGATGAGCCCGAAAGAGCGGCGCGCCAAGTCCAACGCGGATAAGATCGCGCGCGGCGAACGCCTGCTGCATACATGGCTCATTCCTGAGGCGGCGCAAGCGCTCGACAATATCACCGGTCCTGAGGGATCGCGCGGCGCGATTGCGCAGGCGGTCAATGAAGCACTCATCGCGTATGCGCGGAGGAAGCGTGTTTAAGTTCGATGCGGGTGTGATTTCGACGGCCGCAACGACGGCCGCATTCAAAACCCCTGCGATCACGCTGGAGATTTTTCAGGAAACGATGAAGCAGGTTGAGGAATTGCTCGACAACGAGGCCAAAGCGTTTAATGACGCGGTCAAGGTGCATGGCTTCGACCTCGATGCGGGCGACACGATCATTGTGCCGCCCGGAACCGATATCAGCGGTGTGCCCGAACGCTATCGGGATCGGGTGCGCGCGAGCCCGTTCGCCGACCGCGCCTATCTGCTGCGCAATCCGTTCTACGGACTCAGCATTACTGACCGCTATCCCAAGGCGTAGTGTCCGACAGTTCATCGCGCGGCGCGAGAATCCACTTTTTCGCGTAGGGCGCGATGCCGACCGCGCTTATCATTCCCACCACTTCATACGCGATGACCACACCCCCGCCTGGCATCGCGGCGATGAGGTCGTACTTTTTCACCTGAAAACCCGGTACGTCGACGGGCTCAACGAGCGCTTCGAGCAACTGGGTATCGGGCGCGAGCGCGTCGCCCCGGTCGGTGAGGTCGAGCGTCCCCTCAAAGCGGCTTGTAATCAGCAGCTTGCCCTCGCCAAGCGGCTGATACTCGAACTCCGGTTCGTCCTCAGGCGTGAGCACGCCGAGCCCGCCAATGGTCGGCAGACCGCCCTCAGTCGTGCCGTCATCGGCGACGCGCGAAATGACCTTGCGATAGAGCGCACAGTCGAGCGAATTGGGATGCTTGAGCGTGACCGTGCGCGCCGCGTGATTGATCGCAACCGGGATCGAATTAATCATTTCGCGTTCTTCATGATTTCGTTGAACTGTTCCTGCGTGATCGCGCCGAGCGCGAGCAGGTTGCGCGCGCTACGCTCGATCTTCTTTGCGGCGGCCGACGGCTTTTTCGCGTCCACCTTGGCCTTTTCGACGGCGGCTTTCTTCATCGACTCGCGCGCGCGGCGCGCGGCGTTCGCGGCCTGCTTTTGTGCCGTCGTCTTGAGGTTGGTGCTCGACTTGCGCTTGGCGTGCTGTTCTGCCGCGTGTGTGCGCGCGTCAGCGGCCTTGGTGCGCTCAGTCTTGAGCTTTGTGCCATCGAGCGCGGCGCGGGCCTTGATGACCTGCTGCGCGATTTTTAGCTGCGTGTTCGCGTCTTTCAGAATGACGTGCATCGTGCGCAATACGTGCTTGCACGCGACGCCATGCAGTTTCGGGTTGCGGATTTTCGGGTAACCCGTTTCCGCGCGCCCATAGTTGTACTTGCCGATGGTCGCGATGTAGCGGAACCAGTAGCGGTGACGGCCGCAATCGCAATCGAACTTCAGCCGTCCATTCGCAACCGTCTTGCCGATCTTTTTCTGATCGTTCGGCGACGCGCCCACGGCTGCATCGAAGTCCATAAACTCGACGTGCACATGGTGGCGCGTGACGTCCGAATCAGGCCCGGCGTTCGTGATGAAGTGAAACAACGGGCCGCGTATCGAGACGGGCACCGCGACGCGGATTTCCTTGTTCGCGCGCTGCTTGTCCGCGTCCAGCGCGAGGTCGATCACGCCTTGCGCGGTGATGCCGCCGACGAACTTCTTTTTGAGGTTCGTGACATTCGACTGGAACGCGCGCAGGTCTTTCTGCGTGATCGGGCGCAGCGCGCCGCGCAGCGACGTTTGCAGCAGCCGCCCGCCGTCATACTCGCCCGACACCTCATTCGGGTTGAGAATGGTCGACGCGGCTTGCCGCTGTTCGAGGTCAGCCTGCGCGTTGCGTTGGGCTTCACCGCGCGCCGACGGCAGGCGCGCGGTTGCCCGGTTAATCAAGTGCTGAATATGCTCGTTCTTCATTGTCAGTCAGATAGCCCGTCTGGCGCTTGATGATCTGCAACTGCGAGTAGTTCGGCAGCACAAGCGCCTGTTCGGGCAGTTCCTGTTCGAGCGTATCGAGCCCGGCCGCCGCGAAGATCACCATGTATTGCGCACGGTCACCGTAGACGCGGCGCGCCGCCAGCGTGATATCGAAACGCTCATCGGGCAGCGTCTGGTAGCGGATCGCGGTCGACCAGTCCGGCGTTTGCACGGCGAACCGGCGAACCGCCCGCACGAATGCGGCCGTCGATACGGGCGTGATTGCCATTACGAGGCTTGTGCGGTATCAGTTGCGCCAGCGGCCTGTGTCTGCTGCGCTGCCTTCGCCGCCAGTTCAGCCAACACCTGCGCCTCGACGGCATCTGCATCCGGCTTGGCGGGCCATTGCAGGTTGGCGGGGAAGTCGGCCGCGTTCACGACGTTGGCGAGCGCCAACTGATAGGCGGCCCACGCCTTGAACATGCCGACTTCGAGCGGCGTAAGCAGGTCGGCGGCGTAAGCATCGTTTTTGCCCGCGTTCGCCGTGCGCGCCTCGCTCATGAGCGTGTCAAATTCCGCCATCGCATCGGCCTTCGCCTTGGCAGCGACGGCGGCCGGGTCGATCACCCATGCGCCGTTTTCCCAAATGTACTGATCGGACGGGCGCGGCGTCGCTGTGAGCCCGGCGTCTTCGATGCTAATGCCCGGCATGAGGATTTCAGCGGCCTCGCCGGTGTCGGTGCGATACAGCATCTGGCCGCGAAAGTCCGGCTTGATGACCCATGCGCCGCCGATGAAGAACGGCCATTCGTTGCGCTGCCGGTCGGGCAGTGCAACGTCCGTCGTGAATGCGGGCAAAAGCCAGCGGTCCTGATTGAGCGGGTCCGGGTCGGCCAGGCGGCTGCTGATGTATTCGCCCGTCGCATTGTTGTATTGATGGATAAGCATGGGGATAACCTCGTTTAGTAAGCGCGAATCATCGCGAGCATTGCGACCGAGCGCACGCGCACTTCAGTGCCGCCTGCCGCCCCGATGGTGATGGTGTGAGAGTGCCCGCCTGCAGCGCCCACGCCGACGTTGTGGCCGTGCGTGCCTTGAGTGTCCGTCCACGGCCAAACAGGGGTGTCGATGGAGAAGCCGCTGCTCACGGAACCCCGGTCGGTGTCGCCGACACTCTGCGGAACCTGTTGCGAAAAGTTGTGGCCGTGCGCGCCTTGACCGTCCGTCCATGCGCTATGCGCATGATCGCCGACGGCGGCGGCCGACGCGGCATGAATATGCGAGAGGTTCTGGCCGTCCTGCCACGTACCGATGCCGCGCGAGGTGTCGACCCCCCGGCTGTCATCCCAACACCGGATCGACTCGCCGCGCACCTCAGGAATGCGGAACGTGGTTGCGTTGTCGCCCGACGAAAAACAGCCAAAACTGTTGGCCGACCATTGCGCTTCCGTCACGAGCGCGCCGCTCGACTGCGCATACGCCCAAAGCGCGGGATAGTCTGCGCGATTGAGCAGGGCACCATTGAGCTTCAGATAGCCCGCGCGCGCCGACGTGCGCGGCTCCCACGCGATCTGGCCGACCAGTGCCGTGCTGATCGCGGCCGTGACAAACTCAGTCGTCGCAAGCTGCTTGGTGGACGTCCCGGCCGCCGCCGTCGGGGCTTGCGGCACGCCGCTGAATACGGGGCTTGCGAGCAGGGCAATGCCGCCCTTGTCGACGTTGTCGATGCTCACCTTCAGAGCGCCGCTGCCGTCGCTGGCAAGGCCGATTGCGATCTTGTTCGCACCTTGCCCAGTCACGCCGCCTTGCTGGACCGGCGTAAAGCCGAGCAGCGGCTGTTTCGTGACGACAACGGCCGTCAGCGCGGCAACGTCGGCATCCGTCGCATACTGCGGGTGCGGGTCGGGCTCTGCCTTGTGCTGGAGGATCAGCGCGGCCATGCCCTGAGGGTCGGTTGCGACCGTGACGGTCACAGAGTTCTGAGGGAATGCCGACGTGTCGAGCGTGTACGCGAACGGGATATCGAAGCCCGCCGACTTCACGAACAGCGCCGAGTCGGCGCGACTCCACACGGCCCAAAGCGTGTTACCGGCATAGAAGCCGATTTCGCCGATGGATTTTCCGTTGGGGCTCTTGCCGTTCGGGTCCGTGTCGGTGATGGTCGTGCCGATCTGGATCGACGTCGCATTGGGGTTCGTGCCGCTCGAAATCGCATAGCGCGCAATTTCATTCTTGAGCGCGACCATCGAGCGCGCAGCCGTGTCGTCGGCGTCGCCCGTACCGCCGAGCGAGTAGAGTCCAAGGCCGATAGCGATATGCGTCAACTGCACCGAAAAGCCGGTCGCATCCCCGGTCGGCATGAGAGCCAGACCGGCGTTGGTGATTTTGGGGTTGAGGGTAACTGTCACTGGTGACCTCAGAATGGATGCTCCGATTCTCAGGTCACCTCACGCGCGCGGCGGCGCGCGTTTTCCTACGCTAGATGCTGAAATACATGTCGGCCATTTCGTCAGCGAAGTCCGTCGTATCTTCGACAGACAGCGAGCGGTGCGATGCGTACATGAGCGCGAGCACTGCGACCTGCCCGTTGGTGAGATCCGGGTTGAGTTCGTACCGCGTGCCCGCTGCCGCGACACCGCGCACCTGCACCGCGCCGGAAGGGTTGTGCTTTTGCACCGGCGCAAGCAGTTCGAGCATGCCCGTCGACTCAGCCCGAAAGTACAGGTCGATGGCCGCCGCGATCATGCTTTCGTCAAAGAGCAGGTCACGCGCCGCCGCGCGCGGGTCGTTTGACGTCACCATTGCGCCGGGCTCGCGCGAGCCTGGCGGCAGCTCCTGCGAGACGATGACAAGGCCGGTTGCTTCCGCGTCGCCGGGCTCGCCTGCATCGCAAGCGGCGAGCAGGTTGACGGCCGGGCCTTTGTAGCCGTTGATTTCAACCTGAAGTGTAATGACGCTCACGATTGCACCTCATCATCGTCACCGATCACAGGGACGCGCAGGGTCGGCTGTGTGTACGAGCGCACCTCAGTTACCACGCCGCTGGCATCCACGGAATCGTCAATCACAACGCCGGTGCGCAGGTTGACCGCGTTGACTTCCGTGACAACCGGATAGCCTGCCGGTGCCGCCTTGCCGTCGTTGGGCTCGCCGTCGCCCGGTGCCTGGAATACGGGCACGGTCGCATGCAGCACGAAATCCGCGACATTCACGCGCAGGTTCTTCTGCGCTTCCTGCGCAATCGCGCCGACGTTGATATCTTCGAGCACGACGGGGAAATCAAGGCTCTGCCCGGCGAACTCGTGCGCCATGCTGAAGCGCCGCCCGAACGGGCCGTTCGTAAAGAGGTTGAACTGCAACGCGAGGCTGTGCGCCGAGTGCCGCTCAGACGCGATGAACACGATCTGCGCGCGGTAATCGTTCGCGCTCAGGCGCACCTTGTACGCGCGATTCAGTTCGTCGCCGGGCAGCATGACGTCGACTGCGCCGCCGATGGACGCACCATAGTCCACCAGTGACGGCGTGAAATCTTCGTCAATGCAGACGATGCAGACGGGCAACAGAGACGACAGGCCCGGCCCGGACACGTTCTGATTCTTGCGCCACTCGTTGAGCACGTCCTCGACCTTGTCGACCATGCGGCCGGGCGCATAGACGATGCTTTTCGAGAGGCCGCGCGCGACGTACTCTTTCATTTGCGGCGTGTCAGCCACAAGGCCGCTATAAAAGCGGCCGAGGTATTGGCCGAACGCCTGTTCGAGTGCAGAGAACAGGCTCAACGTCATACTCCCCACGCGCGGCGCGCATGTTCGATTACCGGGTTTTCGGCGGGCGCGACCGTGCTGTCGTCATCGGGCAGATTTTCGAGCGGCACGAGCGCACCGGTGCTGAACGAGCGGGCACGCGCGCGGAAATCGGCCGTTGCGCGCGAACTGATCGACAACGGCGCGACGTGGCCGCCCGTACTGTCGAGCAGCACCGCGCCGTTTTTACCCGTCGCGCGCGAGGCGATGGACAGCAATTCCTCGTTTTCCTCTTTGAGGCGTTCAATCGTCTGCACTGCCAGCAGGTGATCCGCCTGCATCGAATCGAACAGGTTGCGCATCATGGCGTTTGACATATGCCATTCCTGCATGACGGCATCGAACAGCGTGCTGTCGTCGGCGAGCGTGCTGTCGAACATGAAACCGCGATTGGTCGAGTAGTTCGGCTCGAACACGTAATCGAACCCGGCAAAGATCGTCGGGAACGACGGCCGGATATTCGGCGCGGCCTCAATCGCCGACGAGAACCCGCCTTGCTTCGAGTGAAAAAGCCGCTCTGCAATCGAGCCCGCGTCCGTGTCGAGAAACTCAGCCTCGTGCGTGATGTTGCCCTCATCGTCGGCTGCTAGGTACGTCGTCACAAGCGCGGGCTCGATGTTGACTACCTTACCGTCGAACACAAGCGACTCAGGCGGGTTGAGCCCGAACCGGGCACGAATCCAGTGCCCGTAAAAGCCGGTGAGGTCGCGGTTGCGCACGCGCTCTTGCACGGCGTTACTGTTCACGAGCGCGGCGAGCGCGCCGAGGTTGAAATTGCGGTCCTTGCCGACGAACTGGCGGCCCCGCTCGTGCACGTTGTACGTGATCTTTCCGGTTTTGCTTCCCATATTCCCCTCGTTTAACTCAGTGTGCCGTTTGCGAGCACCGGCATCACGCCCGATGCACCGTTTGACATTGCAAGGCCGCCCGTTACGCCGATGCCCTCGAACACGGTCGACAGTTGAAGTTCGATCATGAGGCGCGCGGCCAGCACCGACCGGAACGCCTTGGCGACTTCGAGCAGGCCGAGGCCGTTGTCCGTCGTGACAGGCAGCGTCACGCGCACGCGGCTCGTGCGAAAGTGCGTGATGGGCGTCGCTGGTGACACGCCATCGGAGAACGTCGCAATGCCGTTCGCGTCAACCGTGTAGTCTGTGACCGTCTTTGTCGCGCCGACGGGCGTCTGAATCAGCCCTGTCAGTACGCCGACCTCAAGCTGCGCGCCCCACATATAGAACGCATCGCCTGCCGCGCCGGTGTCCGACGTCGGATCGACGGTGAATTTCGCGCCGCCGACGGCTGTTGCCGGAAGTGCTGCCGTGATCGAAACGCGGTGCCAGGCGACGGTGTCGTCTAGCGTGATGTTCTGAGTGGCGTATTGCGTGTCCGCGCTATCGCGCAGGCGAAGCGTGTAATTGCCCGGCATGCCTGCGCCGAGCAGATAAACCGACCCGGTAAATGTCTTGCTCGCCGCTGCAATGGCCGTTTCCGTCTGCGCGGCCCAGTCGTTGCCCGCCGCCGTGCGCGTGACCTTCGCACCCGTATTCGTGCCGTCCGGTGCGATGACTGAGTTTGACGTGACCGTGGCATTGGACAGGGTCCAGTTCGCGCCCGCACTCGCCAGATTCGAGTTCTGAATCAGGTTCGTGCGCGCGACCGGATAGAGCTTCTGCTCCCCCTGCCAGTCGGTGCGGTAGATCGTCGGCAGGCCGTCCATGCTGTCCGGGTCATAGACCGCCTGCACGTTCGTGCCAATGTCGATGATCGTGCGCGGCGTGACGTGATCCGGGTATTCATTGGCCGTCGCAATTGGGTGCCAAAGCGGCTCGACCTTCCACACATTCGGCCAGGTGGCCTGAAGGTATTGCTTCAGAAATAGCATGCCCCGACGCGGGTTGCGCGCAAGGGCGGCCTTCAGCAGAAACGCGGTTCGCGTGTCGTCGCGGCGGATGATCGCGAGGCCGTTGAGCTTGAGCACGCGCTCCATCAATTCGGCATCGCCGAGGTGCGGCATGCCGGTGAAATTCAACTGGCGTTCGCGGTCGCGGATCATGGCGTTGAAAACGGACGTGAAAACCGCTTTCAGTTCCGTTTCCAGTTCGTCATATTCCGCGCTGTTCGCGAGCGGTTGTAGCGCGGGCGCGTCGATAGGCAGCAGGTCCGTCGTCACGTCAATGGCTCCACATGCCGTCGTTGTACGTCGCCTGCGTCACATTCACGGTGAGTGAGGCGGCCGTGACATAGCGATACTGCTCAGGCAGCAGGCCCACCGATGCCGGGATAACGATCTGCAAATCGCTGCCGTCATCCTGAAGCGCCACGACGCCGGTTTTCGAGTCCGTGAGCGTCGAGTTGATTTTCTTGGTCGACAGCGTGAGCATGCCGCGCTTGGTAGCCGCCGCGCCCTTGCCGTAGATCGCAAGCACCTCCGAAATGATTTCCGCCGTTACATCGGCCGGATCATGCACGACGGACACCTGCGCATTGATCGTCACCGGCAGCGGCGTCTCGACCTCATCCACGAACTTGACCCAGTAGGAGTCATCGGCCGCCGCGATGATCTTCTTGATTTGCGTCTTGATATAGGTCGGGTCGCTGCCGTCGGAGGTCGCGAATGCTACGAACAGCCGGTTGATGTTGTTGATGTTGCCGCCGCGCACGGTTTCCTCGACCTGCTCATTCCAGACGGACAGGAAATCGAGGTTGTTGAGATTGCGGCGGATCAACGCATCGAAGTTGCCGAGGTAGACGGCCGACGAATCATATTGCGGCGGCACACTCGCCCACTCGCGCAGCGTGTCGATATCGACAGGATCAGCACCCGGATTAACGACGGCCGTCATTGCGAACGTGGCTTGCCGGTCGTTGGTGTCGACGGTCGTTTCCAGCGTGAAAACCGCGTTCACATCGACCGCGAGCGCGCCGTAGGTTTCCTCAACCACAAAGTCAATTTCGGTGCCATTGGAAGGCTGGACGCCAAACGTGTTAGCCCAACCGAACTTGACCCAAAGCTGCCGCAGTTCATCCGTGGCGAGGTCGTATCCGGGCTCACCCGCGAGCAGGTTCGCAAACTCAGGCGTGTACGGGTAGAGCGTGCCGCCGACGGTTACCGAAAGGCCGCTGATCTGCTGTTCGGTATCCGTGTTCGGCGTGATCTGAACCGGGTAGAAGGGTGCGGAGTTCGAAACCGTGTGCGTGAGCGGGCGAGTCGTCATCTGCTTGGCGTTCACCGCGCCGCTTCCGCCTGCGGCGATGGTCACCGACGATTCAGCGACGTACACCCGGCCGTAGGAGTCGAGAAAGCGGCGACCGGTGACGATATTGAGCGGCACGGCGGCCGGGTTTTTGCCGGTGAGCGTGACGCGCGGCGGAACCGCGAACGGCAGGATGCCCTTCATCGCGGCATCCGCGAGCACGGTCGTATCGCGCGTCTTGTTGAACGCCTCGACGCTCTCGACGTCGATCTGCGACGACAGCATGGCGAGCATCGTCGCCTGCGCCGACAGCGACATAAGCAGGCGCGGGTCGCTTGCCTGATAGTAGAGGGCGGCCGTCGGGTAGTCCTGCGCAGCAGCCTGCACGGCGGTCCAGAAGTCGTCGCGGCTGTAAGCCATTTAGTTGTCGCTCCCAAGCTGTACGAGTTCGCCCGCGACCTCGATATAAAGGTTGCGCTTGTCCGGCCCGGTGTCCTGCGCATAGATGTTGACCGCGCCACGCGGCTGCGCGCCGAGGAGCGGCACGTCGTTGCGCAGCTTGGCGATGACAGCGTCTGCAAGTCCGGACGCGAGCGGCTTTTGCAGCATGTCGGTGACGTTCTGCCCATAATCGCTGCCCAGATAGCCATTGAGCGGCGTTGCGAGCCAGTGGGACGTCATATCAACGAGGTCGGAAGCGGGGATTTTTGCCATGCGTCAATGCTACGGCCGCGCCGTATCCCATAGACATGTTGTTTTCCTACCGGCTGTTCGGCTTAAAAATATAGATATGTCTATTGCCATAGTTGCGCTTGGTCATTAATATGTCGATATTCCGATACGGGGATGCGATGACCACCACGGCTAGATACCTCTGCGCGACCTGCGGCGCGACACACGAGCGGCGAAACCTCGCCGTCGAGTGCTGCTCGACGGGCAGCGCATTGACAGCCGACGAACTGGAGGCCATAGGCCAGACGCGGCTGTTTGAGGATGGCCTGCCGCCAGCGCACCCTGTAACGGTCGAGCCGGACGGACAGCAGCGGCTGTTCTGATCCATCCGGATTTTCTGGCGGGCCTCATGCGCGAATGGTGAGGACTACAAACTGGGCACACATGGCAGCGCACAAGACTGACGCAGTCAAGGTTGCCGTCTCGCTGGTCGTAAAGGGCAAGTGCCCGACGGCCTACGCGGCGGCAAAGCAGACAGGCGTATCGGCTTCCTCGATACACCGCGACCCGACGTACAAGGCATGGAAGGCGCAGAAGGAGCAGAGCAAGCAATGAACGTAATGACACTCGCGCAATTTAGGGAAGCGCTCAAAGCGCAAGGCGTCAAGTCGCACGAGCATTTCGCGTTCGTGTGCCCGATGTGCGCCACGATCCAATCGTCGCGCGACCTGATCGCGGCAGGTGCGGGCGCGGATTTCGATGCGGTCGAAAAGTATCTCGGTTTCGCGTGCGTGGGCCGCTTCACAGACGCCGGTTCGCCGCGCAACAAGCCGGACGGCAAGCCCTGCAACTGGAGTCTTGGCGGCCTGTTCCGCCTGCACAAGCTGGAGGTGGAGACAGAGGACGGCGAGCGCCATCCGCGTTTCGAGCTTGCCACGCCCGAACAGGCGCAGGCACACGCGGCAGCAGGGCAGGTGACGCAATGATCGCGCAGGCAACGCCGTATCAGATAGAACTGTTGCAGCACACGTTAGGGCTCACAGGCAAGACGCGCGGCAATCACACGCCGCACCGCAATCTGTTCGTCGCGGATGCCGGGCATCACGACATGAAGCACCTCGCAGCGCTGGAGGGAATGGGCCTGATGGAGCGCCGCCGCTCGCCGGGCTTTCTCGCGGCCGGTGACATTGTGTTTGCTGCAACCGATACAGGCCGGGCGACTGCGCTCGCGGCTCTGCCGGAACCGAAGCCGCGCACGCGATACGAGGATTATCTCGATGCCGACGGCTGCGCGGGCAATACGTTCGGCGAGTTTCTGTGCGGCGACCGCATGCCAAAGTTCGAGCAGCGCCGCCCGTTGTTCGGCGATAGCTGGCGCAACACGGAATACCGCATGTACCGCAACCATGCCTTTTACAAGCGCGACGTTGAGGGCGACTGGTGCAAGACGATGAAAGAGGCCAAGGCAAGCTACAAGGCCGCGCTCAAACGTCAGCACGAGAAACAGCGCGCTGCACTGCGGAGGCCCGCCCAATGATCGGCTATGCGTTCTACGGGCACGATCAGACCGAACTACTCGCGTTCTCTCATGAGGGCATCCGCGCGCCGCGCAAAGACGTGATCGGCGAGGTCGTGATGGCCGAAAGGTGGCAGGCGTACATGCAACGCTTTGCGCCGTCGATTCACGATGAATGCGACGAGTACGGGTTTCGCACGCTGATGGCGTCGTTTCCGTTTCCGCTCTCGCAACGTCTCGCCACGGTCGCAGCATCGTTTATCCAGTGGCTTGGCACGAACTGCGGCCGGTGCTTCATCGGCGACGCAGAAAAGATCGCGGCTGCACTGCACGACCGGCTCGACGCATGGGCGGCCGCCTGGGCCATTGAGAACGCCCGGCATCCGTCCATCAATGGCGGCGTTCGGATCATTGAGGCCGCGCTCGCGCCTGCGGATCACTACGTTCATGGTCGTTTGAACCGACTGCCAGACCTCACCGCCGAGGATTACGAGGCGGTCGAGCATGTCGTGCTTTGGCTTGGCTCGACGGACGGTAAGGCGTTTTTCGCCGATTGCCAGCGCGAGATTAATGCACGGCTCGAAAAGGAGCGGCACGAGCGCATTGCCGAATGGCGCAAAGAGCAGGTCGCGCGCCAACGTGCAACGGCAAAGCCGACCAACAAACGGGATGAATGGCGATGAATTT